TGCTGGCGACTTTCTTGGAGTACTGAGTTCCCTTGCCCTGCATCATTGGAAGCACGACTTTGTCGCCTTCTTCATTTTCCTCTTCCATTTGCAGGGCCGTGTAAAGCACGTTGACTGGCAGCGCGTTGAACATCTTGACAAAGCGCATGAATCGGTTCTGGTACGGGATCCAGTCTTGTAGTTGCGGCGTATCGGGATCACGGGACGGGTTGATCTCCAACCCTTCTTGAAGGATGTGCCGCATACACATGTCTTGCATTTCCGTCAGAGAGTCGAGCACCACCCAGTTGAATGGGATGGGATCTTGCTCGTACAACCAGTTGTATGCGTTGGCGATGTCGTCCCAACCGTTCGCACCGTCGCGAATCTTCCACTTCTTGGCTTTGGACCCAAATCGCTTGGCGCTCAGGGTGCCATTGTCTTCTGGCGCGACGAACAGCACATCGTCGTCGCTGCCGGCCAGCACGGTCTTGCCAACACCGCTATCAGCGTAAATCAACAAGTTTACATACTCATCCTCATCTTGAATGTCGATGATTGAGTCAGGGAACTTGACATTAATGCTCACATGAATCCTCTTTCTCTGTCTGGTTTTTCACTCATTCGGATAACACGTGCTTCAATTTCGTTTAGTCTGTCCACCAACCAATCTGTGTCCGCTTTGCTGATGTTGTTGGCCGCTGCTTGGCGAAGCACGCGCTTCTTGAATGGCCGCAATTCATCGCGTAATCCCTTGTCCTTCAAGCGTTCAGCCATCAGGTCACATCCCACTCTTGATACTCGCGACAACTGCCGAGGCTACAAAACAGGGTTGCTTTTGCCTCGCTATCAACAACGTCAAGAATCTCAGTGCAATCGCTACCGGAATCGCATTCAATAACTATCCAAACTTTCACTGAGCCACCTTTTTGCTGTTGACGGCGTTATCGCGGTGATCTGCGTATGGGTCGTGTGGTTTGGTAGTCGTCTCTATGAAGTAGTCATCCAACTTGCTTTGTTCATCCAACTCACACATGTCGAAAAACTTGCAGTACAAGCAATCTTTCGTGGGAGTCTTCAGGACAGGCAGTTGACCTTTGCGTACCATGTCCATGACGCTGGCTTCTTCGCTAATGCGAATGATTTGCCGTTGGCGCTCTTTGGGAGTGCGCGGCACAAACACTCGCTTGAAGTTATCACTAGCTTGATCGGCACTAACTGATCCGTACACCTTCAGCCCGCATTGCCGCGCCTCTTCCGCTAACTCAGCTAGTGAGTACCTGGTGCCATCCTTGTTGGCAGCAAATAAGCCATGCGGCGCAACACCAGGCTCATCGTAGTAGGCACTCAGAGCCGCAAGATAATCAGCTTTTTTAGGCTGGTTACGAGCTAAGCCTTGCTCATCGCGCGGACGATTGTCGAGCTTGGCACGTTTTACAAAGTTGTACTCCATGCCCATAATGGCTTCGTCTTTACCGATCAGCCCTTGGCTCTGAAGTGCATGCGTTCCAACAGCAATATATGTGCTAGGTTGCTCGTCTAAGGTCAGATACTCTGTTTGAAGTATGCGTCCCAAGAACTTATGATCGACCATCTTGACAACTGGTTTGCCTTTGTGCATCTGGTTGAGATCACGAATGCAAAGATCAATTGTACCAACAAGTTTAACAATTGGTGTGTAAACCCGCCTGCCCTTTACTGATGTCTGGCGCGCTACGCGGACATCAGGAATCAAGATGTCAAAGCGTCTCTCAGCGTCAAGTACATCCCAATGCGGATCACCGTGGTATCGCTCAACATACGCATTGAGCAACTCAAAGCCCAGGCTGCGAAAATCTTCCCAAGTTGCTACCAAGTCTTCATCAATCGTCTCAACAGTTTTGATGTTGGTGATGATGTCTCCTGCGAGTATATGCCATGTGTCTGCTGGATGCGGGCCGCGCTTAGCACCAGGACCGCAGTAGTATTCGGCCAAGCACACATGACCAATGGTGCCGAAATCTGCTGCCTGGGCAAACTTTTCATTGATGGGCCTGATGTTGCGTACATACTCTTGGTACCAAGCCCATTGGCACTTTTTGAATACGGCTCGCTCTGATTGCCGTAGCAACGGAAGATTAGTCACCTGGCAGCCTTTGTGCACTCAGGGCATGTGCGGCTACTCTCGCGCCGGAACCGAGGCTGATTTGCTTCCGATGGCTGAATGTTCTTCCGTAGCACACACTTTGGGTCTTTGATGTCATGATGCCCAGAGGTTGCCGGCTTGTTGCTCATGATGATTTCTCTTGTCTCTTGTGGTGCGTGGTTCTTGTGGTAATATTTGCTGAACAGCTTCTTATCGCCGCTGTAATTGCCTGCAACCCAATGTAATACGGTTGCTACTTCGATGTAGTCATGTTGATGCGGATAAATAGGATGAGGGCACAATTCACACGGTAGCTTCATGGCGCGCCCCAACAGCAAAAGCGATTCTCGATTATGTCCTTGATTTGCTGAAGCGGATCGTGGCCAGCAACGCTAAGTAGCCCCATGAGCTCAGGATCCATTGCGTCGCACACGATGTCGTACACTTCACCAAGTTGCTCTTCGGCTTCTTTCATGCGTTTTGTGCAATCTGGGCACGGAATCCCTTTGTCGCACAACCACGCTCGAAATTGGGCTGTGGTTAGATGCCACGTGCGCGTCCATCGAGATTGCGACATGCTTGGCACCTGCCTTCCTGAATGCTGATGTTACGACACAGGATAGCCCCGCAAGCACACGACTTGTAAGCGTCGCCAGCGATTGCACTATTGTGGTTGATCGGCGTCTCGCGCTCGCGCTTGCGGAATTCAGCTTGTGCTTCATCACTAGTCAGCACGTCGGGCAATGGAAGCCCGTCATTGTCTAGCAATCCCCGGCGGGGCATTACTCAACCACCTCAGGACGGGCCATGTGTTGCTTGTCGGCGCACGAGTGAAATCCGGTGCCGGAGTGGATGTAACCGATGTAGCAACGATTGCATTCCTCAATCGGTAAGCCGCACTCGACACAATTCATCGTGTTGCCCCGCCAACGATCGCATCGCGCCGCGCTTGAACGGCGGGCTCACGGAAGTGCTGGATGATAGCCACGATTGTGGTCTCTCGCACGCCGTACTTGATTGCGAGCTGCCGCTTGGTCTTCGTACTGCGGGAAATATCTCGCATCTGTCCGCGCGATAGACCTTCGTACTTGCCGCTTGCCTTCGTCATGTTATTCCCTTTGGTCTCTTGGTTTTTCGTGCCAGGGTTGCCTACCCTGGAGAACGCCAGACGCTGTCGTCAGTCGCTAGAGATTACGGTTCCCTGCTGTCGACTCACCCGTAAGATTCTGGCGTTCTCCAGGATTTGCACCCTGGAGAAATACCGGCACGGTCTCAATTTTGAACACACCATTCCGTGTTCTGTTATCCAGTATCTCACCAGGGTGCCGAATCACTTTGTGGTCTCGACAAAGTGATTCGGTCCTGGGGTGGGGGTTCACGCTTCACAAATGAACCTTGACCACGGGCACGACTCCGTGGCGCAGCGGCCCACCATCGCTCGGGCTGGTCAGAACGTGTCGGCGCTGGCGCCAACCGAGCGCTTGAGGTTGCCGCGACGCTCACGACGCGCTTCCCTCAGCCCGCCGCGGCCGGTGTCTTCCTTGGTAGCCGAGTCGCTGTCGTCGCCATCGGCACCGGCGCTTTCAGTTGCCTTTGCTTCCGCCTCTGCGCGCTTGGCGTCCGCCTTGGCCTGCTTCTCAGCTTCCCGTGCCGCCCGCGCGGCTTCTTTTTCGGCAGCTTTCTGGGCGCGCTCAGCTTCGGACGCTTCGCGCTTGGCTTTGCGGTCTTCTTCTGCCTTGAGCCTCTTGGCCTCTGCCTCCAGCCGCTTTGCCTCTCGTTCTGCGTCAGCCTTGGTGCGCTTGGATTCCTGCTCGGCTCGCTTGCGGTCGCGCTCCTCATCCGCCTTGATGCGCTTGGCATCTTGCTCGGCTCGCTTTGCAGCGTAGTCCGCATCACGCTGGGCATCGCGATTGGCTCGCACCTGCTCGCGCTCTGCCTGGCGTTCGGGGGAGCGCTGCCATGTGGGGAAATTGAGGACGACGGCTGCAACGTGTTCCACCGGAATCGTCACGCTCTTGTTCGCCTCCAACCATCGCTGCAGGCTCGCATGAGCTTCGGTGACCTTTACGGTCGTCTCGGTCGTTGCTTCGGTCATCAGGGTGGTCCTCTCATTTAGCCGAAGGTCTATTGGGTACTAGTACAGTTTACCCTGTTCTACCTGCGGAGTCGAGTGAAAAGTGTGATATTTATTGATATTTTCTTGAAACTTTTGCCGTGTGATCACCAGTCTCGATACATGCGTCGAACACGTCGCATCTTGTGCACGCGTGCAGCAGCCCCTCCGTCTAAGCGCATGGTGCGCCTGCCGGCATCGTGCAACATGCGACGAATTTCATTGCGACGTGCCTCTGCTTCTTCTTGGTTCACAATACGGTCCATCAGCGCTGAAAGCTCATGCGGCTCAATAGTTTTCGTGTACACACTGGATGACAAAAAATGCCGCACTACGTACCCGAGGATGAACCCAAGTAGTAGTGCGGCACTTAGTGTCGCGTAAGCGAGTCCGGTCACGACATGCTCTGTCCTGCAAAGACTTTCGCAAAGTCCACGCCGCGCTGACCATCCAGTATGCCCCTGATGCTCATTTCAGTGGCCATGTTGTTCCGGTATATCCCTTCTTCGATTGTGTTGAGCGACAGCAGCTTCCATATCGTAACTTGGTGGATTCGCGACAGCCGATGAATTCTGTCTTCGACCTGTAGCTGGTCGTCAGGGTTGTATGTTTCATCCAACAACACCAAATCGTCAGCTACATCAAGAGTCAAAGACACACCACCGGCCGTAGTCGTTAGTAGCAACACCCGAACATCCGAGTCCGGGTTGTTCTGCCAATCGTCTTCAATTGCCACGCGACTCGCAGCGCTAGTGGCTCCGGTGAACTTGAACGACTTCACGCCGAAATCAGTTAGCCCTTCAGCGATTACATCGATCATCTGCGAAAACTGTGAAGCTACAACGATTTTCGGCGTTGTCTGCTCAAGTTTCTTCGCAATGCCGCGTTCATCCAGCCACTCCGCCAGCCAGTTAAACTTGTTGCTAGGCAACGACGGAACAAAGCGACCATCCATTAGCCGCCCGTAGCTACCAGCGAATTGGCGCAGGCGGGTCATTTCAGCGAGGATGCCATTAACGAGCAGCACCCCGCCCTCCAGATCAGCTGCCGCATTATCAACCATCTGTTGGTATGCTTTGGCTTGTCTGGGGTCCATGTCTAGCCACACAGCTATTGGCCCTGCCTCAGACACCTGCAAATTCTCTTGCAAGTCTTCGTCCCACTCGTATTTGGCTGGGTACAAGGGCCATCCGGCATACATTTTAGCAGGCAGGTCGCTCGCTACTTCGCGCTTGGTGCGACGAATCATGACGTTGGCAGCCTCTTTGTACATACCAGCCTCATCGATCATTCGGCCAATATCCCAACAACCGAAGCCATCCTTGGTCACGTTGAAATGTTTCTCGCACCACTTCCAGTATCCACGGAATAGATCTGGTCGCAACCAATTGAGTTGTCCCCACAAGTAGCACTCTTTGCCTCGGAATGGTGTGCCGGACAACGCAATTCGTAAACCATCAGGAGCTACATCAAGAGCACCGAGCCCAAATCTCTGCGCGCTCCATTTGGACTTGCCTACGCCCGGAGATCCACCAGCGAGTGTTTGGTGACTTTCGTCTACGACGATAGTTGACCACTTGATGTCGAACAGCTCCATCACAGCGCCATTGACAGGTTGAATCTTCTTGGGTTTCTTGATGTTTCCGTAATTGTCTACTTCCGCTCGGCACCGTACATAGTACGGGCTCGTTAGTAACCAAACACGCTCATTGCGATTCCGAAGTGAGTAGACCTCTTTAACCAACGCAGCTCGTTCATGAGCGTTTAGATGCGAACCAAGTGTATACACGACGTCATTCGGTAGCCAACGCTTTAGCTCTTTGGGCCATGTGATCTCTGCTGCAACCTTTGGAGCCACAACGAGTATCGGCCCGGTAATCCCTGCCTCTACGACCGCGGCGATGGTTTGAACGGTCTTGCCGAGCCCTGGGTCGTCCGCGATTAGGCACGAGCGGTTACGGGCTGCGAAGGCTGCCCCTACAGTCTGGTAGGGTCGTGCCGGGTAGCCCTTAGAGGGATCGCCTTCGGTCATTAGCGTCCATATCGCTGGAGCTTCAGCTCTAACACGAGGCAAGTCAACAGCTTTCATGCTGTTGACATCAGGAATTGTTGCCTGGCGCGCCTTTTCAACAGTCGCCCACTGAATCAGATCGACAGTCATCCGAATATCAGCGCCATACTTGTTGGCTATTGTTCTAGTTCCGGTACATGTATCCCAGTGTAACGGGAATTGCCACCATTGCTTATCACCATTCCAACGAGCTGGCCCCGGTAAGTTCGCTTTCAAATCAGCGTTAACGTTCGGATCATAGTGCGGACGTATCCAGATGATGGTTGTTTCGCCATCCTTCGCTTTGTTTATACCCATTGTCCATAAGTGCTTAGCCATTTCGCTTCCCAATTGTCGCGGCCCACCAGCAAATGAAGCCAAATCCTGCTGCAAATACAATTATTCCAATTACATTCGTCATCAGCTGACGCTCACAATACTGTCGAGGTACACCGAACGAAATCCATAAGTGTCGGACTCCATATTCGGTTTGCCGAATGATGCCAATACTCGCTGAGGTATTGGATTGACGAAGCTGATAAAGTCGTGCCCATTTCGATTGACCTTGAAATGCTTTGGATCGGTTGAGATTTGGGCTGTATCAGTCTCACCGGATATGCGATTAACCCAAACGATCGTTCGCCCAATTAGCACATCCTTAAGCTCTTCATCCGATGACTCGTGATCGAATGGCAACGAACATTGAAGCGACGCAATAGTTTCCGCAGTGACATTCTGAATTACGTTGCCGTTATTGAGTTGTCGTCGTTGCTTACGCACTGCCTTGCGCAGGCGCGTGTCGTCAGGTGCGTTGGACGCGTGCGCATAGGCGGCTGATACGTTGCGGCACTTGATCATTTCCCCCGCCAGGGTGTAAATCGGAAGCATGTCGGGGAGCGCTTTACCGCCGCGCGACCACCAGACATCGATGGTTTCGTTTTCACCGCGCCGAGCGAATAGGTGGAGAACTCCGGTTGTTTCGTCGGTCGTCCATTTGCCCGTCCATCCGAATTCTTT